ATTAAAAATGCTAAATATACTCCAGAACAAATTGCTGCATTAGAATTAGAGGTAAATAGAGAATTTTCAAATCAAATGCTTCTTTTAGACCAACAGATGCAAGAGCAGTTGCTTACGCAAGATGCTAAGACAAGAAAGGAAAAGAAGAGAAGACGTGAAGAAGAGTTAAGAGAACAACAAAAATTTGGTGATGGTCAAGTCGATTTAATTGATGCTCAATTAAAGGTTCAGCTTAGATTAAATAAGGATAATATTATTGGACAACAAGAAGCCATAAAACAATCAATGGCTAAGATTGGAGTATTAATGGCTGCTTCATTTGGTACTGGAATGTTCCCAACTTATTTAAAATTCTTTGATGAGCTAAATGCCAAGTTAGAGGGTATGGACCAAAAAGCACTTAGAGGTGCAGATGCAATGAAACAAGTTAATAGCATTATTTCTGATACTGCTACTAATGCACTTGTTCAGTTTGGAGAAAATTTAGGTAAGGCTTTTGCTGGTGAAAATGTTGACATATTTGGAGGTTTTTTAGATTTGTTAGCTGGTGGTTTACAAGCTATTGGTAGTGCATTAATTGCTTATGGTTTTGCTATGGATGCATTTAAAAAGGCTTTTAATGACCCATACCTTGCTATTGCTGCTGGTGTGGCATTGGTTGCTGCTGGTTCATTTTTAAAATCTAAGATAAGCAAAGTAAGTAGTACTAGCGGAGGTAGTTCTACTGGTAATATTCCTGCATTTGCAAATGGAGGTATTGTTTCTGGGCCAACAATGGGTCTTATGGGTGAATATCCAGGAGCTAAATCTAATCCAGAAGTAATTGCACCGTTAGACAAATTAAAAGATATGTTAGGCGGAGGCGGAGGTGGAACTTTTGTATTAAGAGGACAAGACTTACTTTTGTCAGTAAATAGAGCACAGAAGGCATCAAACATTAAAGGACAAACAATTAGTTTAGCATAATGGCATACGGATTAAGATATAATTTACAACAAGCATTAAGAGACGGAAGTTCTCTTTTTGTTAATATATATAGAGATACTTATACTGGTACTGTATATAATTATACTCCTACTTCTATAACCATATCTCCTAATAGCAATAGTGACGAGCCAGAACCAGGTATAATATCTTCTCAGTTAAATTTATCTTTTATACTATCAACTGAAGATGATTATACTAATTTTCCAGACTTACTTACTTTTAATGATAGAGAATTTTATGTCGAGGTTACTCGAACTCCAGTAGGAGGTTCTCAATCTGTTGTATGGAGAGGATTTATGTTTAATGACTATTTAAATGTTCCATTTACTACTGGTAATTTAGAGGTTAATGTTACTTGTATAGATGCTTTATCATTTATGAAAAATAGTTTTTATCCTTATACTGCTTCATCAAATCAGTTAGAAAAAATATATAATGTATTATCTCAAGGCTTAAATTCAATAGGATTTCCTAGTACTACAAGTTTATATCAATGTTGTTCTTACTTTGGTTCATCTATGTATAATAGAAGCATTGCTGCATCTAATGAGCCATTTGACCAGACTTATATTTACAAAAGAGATTTACAACAGAATAATTATTATGATTTAATAGAACAAATAGTTAAATCCTTTGGGTGTAGATTATTTCAGCAAAATGGAGATTGGTGGATTATGTCTGCTAATGAAATGGCCGCATCTACTATTTATTATACAAAGTATAATTTAAGTACAAACACTTCTACTGGTGGTACACTAAGCAATGGCGTAACTATATCTCCTTATAATGGTTCTAATATACATTTTATAAATAATTCTCAAAATAAAATAACTAGAAAAGGTTATCCTATTATAAAAGTTAATGCTCCAGTTAAGTTTACAAGTGATTATATATCTAATGGTACATTTAAGATAAATAGTGGTGGAGTAGTTAGTGCTTGGACTCAAGCAACTGATGGAACTGGGACAATAACCGTAATACCTAATACATCTGAGCCTTATGATGTAGTACAATTAGCTGTAACCAACTTTGGTGGAGGTTCAACTTTTTCGTATGTTACTGCTGGAAATTTGCCATATTTTTCTTCTCCAGGATTTAGCTTTAGTTTCGATGCTGCATTAAGTGCTGTTTCAGGTTTTATAATAGAAGTGTCTGTAGAAAATTCAAGTGGACAAAGATTCTATGCTAATGAAAATGGCGTTTGGGGTGCTCCTGGAGTAGCTAGAACTTATGTTATTACTTTAAATGTTGCTGTTAATGTATATGAAACTATTACATCTAATCTTCAATTAGGAGCTTTTAATATTGGTGGTACAAATTACAATGTAGAAGGATATTTTAGAGTACAATTTACATGGACTGGGCCAGGAGGTGTTACAGCAAATATGAAATTAAGAAATGTTAATGCAACTCAAACTTCATCTGCTTTACCAAGTTCATTAATAGCAACTAGATATATAACAACATCAAACTCATTAACAAAAGATTTTGAATCTACTTTAGGTATTTATAGGTCTGATATAAAAAATTGCTATGGTGCTTTATTTTATTCAGATGGGTCTCCTATTACATCATGGTATAGATTTTCACATATTGGAGTAACATTTCCTTCATTGCCAATATTAATAGCAAGAGAGTTATCTAATTTATTTAATAGAAACTATGCTACTTTAGAAGCTGAATTAGGTGAAACTATAACATCTAATAGCACTATTTATTTAAATAATACTTATGTAATTTCAGATTCTATATATAATCCATTGTCCTATGTAAATAAGAAGTTTATAGCAAATAGAACTGATGTTAACTTATATGTAAATCAAGAAAACAATTTACAATTATTAGAAATAACAGATACAGACAATATTTCTACAGAATCTATTACATGGACATTAAACGGATAAAAACAAAATTATGGCAATTTTAGGAACAGATGTTATTTTATATTACTTTAATGGTTCATCAAACGTGGCATTTTCATCATCTACTAATTGCACGTTTCAAACGAGTATGGAATTAATGCCAGTATCATCTATTTCGTCTGCTTGGGCTGTAGAATATAAACCAGATTTAACATCTTGGACAGTTGATTGCGATGGATTAATAGCTATTGATGGTTTTGATTATGAAGATTTTCTTAATCTACAATATAATAGAACCCAAATTATTATAAGATTTACTGTTAATACTTCTCCTGCATATACAATTACTGGTTATGCTAACATTATGTCTGTTTCATATAGTGGTGATGTAAGTGGTGTAGCTACTTACTCAGTATCATTTCAAGGTTGTAAAAGATATACAATAGAATAAATTAATTATTATGGCAATTTTAGGAAGCAATTTAGCATTATACTACAGAGCAGGGTCTAATAACTATGTTCCTTTTGCGGCTTCAACAAGCTGTAATATGACTTCTAATACTGCTCAAATAGAAGTAACTAATTATAATACTAATTGGTTTAGGGATTATAAGATGGATATGTTAGATTGGAGTGTTAATACCGATGGCTTAATTACAATAGATGCTGTAGATTATAAAGACCTATTAGACTTTCAACTAAACAGAACAAGAATAGTTGTAAGATTTTCTGCTATTGGTTTAAAGCAAAATGTGTTTTTTGGAAGAGCATATATTACAGATATAACATTAAATGGCCCAGTAGAGGGTGTAGCTACTTACTCTGTTACTGTTACTGGAGCAGGGCCTTTTAGATTTAGTGACCCTACTAATTGTATTAGATACAAAGTTATATTGACTACCGCTGGAAGTATTGAATGGGTTGATTGTGATACTGGTGAATTAAAAGCATTTGCAACATCTGGGCCAATGACATTTTATCAATGTGCATTAGTGGTAGGTGGATTAGGTCAAATTTCAATAACAAGCGGAACTGGAACCATAGATTCAGTTGGGTATTGTTCAGAATAATATAATTATGAAACATCTTAGAGACTATATACTTATCATTGGATTCTTTTTCTTAGGCGTATTTGCGTATGAATCATGTCATAAGTCTGAGGTAAAACCAGACTTTACCAATACAAAGAATTACAACAAGATAAAAGAGATACATGATACTGTGTACTTAAAAACGTACAGAAAAACGTACATAAAGGGGGATTCTATCCCTTTTGTGATTATAGCTACAGATACTATTGCTACTCATGATACTGCATTTATTATGTACGACTACAACGTAAGCAGAGCTTATTCTGACACTATTAAACAAGATTCTAATATCTTTGTGATTAATGATACTATCAGCCAAAATAGTATTAAGTCAAGGTCTTTTGAGTCCAAGATTACCAATAAAACAATCTATGTTAAGCAATTTTATGCAGAGAAAGCTAAGTATAGGCTTTTTTACGGCATAAGAGGCGATTTTAGCCAATCTAATGGCTTAGAAGTACTAAGTCCTGGTTTGATGCTAAATGCCAAAAATAAGGCTCTAATAGGTCTTAATTTAAATATTAATAAAAATAATAATATTAGTTACTCTGGTAGCTTGTATTTTAAAATAGGTAAGAAGTGATAAAGTTTATAAAGGATATGTTTTCTGGTAGTGGAGAAGTTAGCTCTAAAAGAGTTGCTGGAATGTTAGCGTTATTGTGTGCAATAATTGGTATTTTTTGTGCGTTATTATCTCAAACAGCATTT